GACTATGAGTTATCGTCATATAAAGTGTACCAAGCCCTATTGTGCGCAGACCGTCACCTCGAGCTGACACTGCGAGCCATAGAACATAAGATGAAATAATTACTAAATTTTAAATATTAAATACGATGAAAAAGCGAATCGCATCAACAACAGCAGACCGCAAGGTGCTCATGAGCATCTTCGGGTGTACCGAGCGCATGGTACATAAGGCATTGGCCTATGACTCAGACAGCGACTTGGCAAAGCGCATACGTATAGCTGCGCTCAAGCATGGCTGCCACCAGATGGTGGAATTGTTGGAGATAGAGACCTTCCATGATGCTGACCACTATATGCGTCAGTATCTGCCGAACGGAGCCATGCTCGAGTTGAGCAAGATTACCGGCACGTGTGACGTAATCTTCAGAGGTAAGACAGTAAGACACTACAACAAGGTCATGGTGTCGGAAATCAATAATATCCAAGCCTACGCAGGAGCGTTGAGATAAGACGATGGAGTTCTACAACGGTCAATTATGTATATCAATGCGCGAGCTAGTCTGTGAAGGCGTGATGAGTCAATCGAATTACGCTAAGATGGCACAACGCGGGCGATTTGAAGTCGCTAAGCGCGGTGGTGGCTCTGCCAATGATTATGCGCTCGTTGTAGTAGACAGTCTACCGACACGCTTTAAAGAGGTGGTTAAGGCAAATCATCCTGATGCCAAGAAGGTCATGTTAGCCGGTTGGGTACGCGACAACTACGAAGTAGACCAAGCAGCGATGGCATACTTCTTTTCGCCCGAGAAATGCGGAGTGCAGCTTCCGGCGGAGAAGGCACAGGAGTACGTGGTAAATGCGTCAGTGTTGAATTGCTGCATAGCATTATACAAGAGAGCGCAGACAGCACAGAAAGTCATCGGACGTGGCTATGACTGGGAGAAGATGGCGGCAACAATAGAGAGCCTGCGCGAGCAGTTCGGACACACACTGCCGACCTCGACGCTGCGCTTCCGCAAGAAAGTAGCGGAGTATAAGCGCGAGGGCTACAGCTGTCTGATCAGCGGCAAGTACGGCAACCAGTCAGCACGTAAGGTCAACCACAAGACCGAGCGATTGATAATCGGTATTGCGGTGCTGCCCAACAAGCCATTCAACACTAACGTATTGGAGCTATACAATCAGTTTGTCTGCGGCGAGCTTGACATCTACGATCCCGAGACAGGCGAAGCCTTCAATCCCGATGACTTCACCGACAAGAACGGCGAGCCGCAAGTGCTGAGCGAGAGCACCATTGCCAACTACCTGAACAAGCCCAAGAATAGAGTATTGATCGAACACAGACTGAACAGTTTCACGACATTCATGCACGAATCCATGCCACATATGCACCGTCACTCTCCGGAGTTCTCGTTGTCAAAGGTTACGTTTGATGACCGCGACCTTCCGCGCAAGCTCAAGGACACGAAGGCGCGTCCGAAAGCATACTATGCCTATGACGTGGCGAGTCAATGCTGCATTGGATATGCGTACAATCGCTCCAAGAATATAGACTTGGTGGTTGAGATGTTCCGCAACATGCTCAAGCTGCTCGACAGAAACGGCTGGGGCTGCCCGGCAGAAGTCGAAGTCGAGAATCACTTGATGAGTCAATGGAAGGACAGCTTCTTACGTGCCGGAGTGGTGTTCCCCTTCGTAAGATTTTGCGCACCTGAAAACTCGCAAGAGAAGCATGCAGAGCCCTTCAACGGAGCGAAGAAACGCAGTATTGAACACCGCAATCACATCGGCATCGGACGTTTTTATGCTATGAATCCGAAGTATCGCACCGAGGCTAAGAAGGTGTTTGACGAATCGAATGATACATACGTAGACAAGGACTACTACACATGGGATGAGCTTATAGCTGATGATATTGAAGACATCAGACAGTTTAACGCTGCGCCCCATCCCAATCAGAAGAAGTACCCCGGCATGAGCCGTTGGGACGTATTGGTGGCGAACATCAATCCGACATTGCAGCAGCTTGACAAAGCCAAGTTTGCCCGCTACGTTGGAGAACATGTGCCGACCACGATACGTCGAAACAGCTATTGCCGCGTTGGCTACACCGATTGGTGGTTGAGCAAGACATCAGTATTGGAGATGCTTGCGCCCAACAACTATAAGGTGGATGCCTACTACTTGACAGACGAAAAAGGTGACATCACCGACGTCTATATATACCAGAACGACTTACTTATAGATAAGCTCCAGAACGTCGGCACGTATAACACAGCGACCGCCGAGCAGACAGATGAAGACCGTGCGATATTCGTTGAACAGCGCAAGAAGTTGGCAGACTTCAACAATTATATCAAGGAGAATGCCATCAGCCGCGTAGGTGTCATCCGTCATGACGACGAACCTGTGTCAGCGGCCGAGGAGGTCATCAGCGAAAACTGCATTAATGATAATGATGGCCCGGATGATATGTCGGAAATGAGCGACTACAACTATGGAGCAGCAGGCTTCGATAGCCTTTAGAATAGTATTTAAATAGTAATAGAATATGATTACCACGGATATAAAGAATAAGATATTAAGCGCAATCAAGGTTAACCGCGCCAACTATCCGAGTGACGCCAAGCATGCGGCATCCTTAGGGATAAGCACGAGCGTCTACAGCGCACTGCGCAACGGTAATACCGAAAGACAGATGAGCGATGCTGCCTGGATCAGTATTGCTCGCAAATTGAATGTAAGCCTTAGAGGCGAGATAGAATGGAAAGCAGCGCGAACAGCGACCTTCCAATTTATCACGGCACAGTTGGAGCTTTGCCAAGGCAGTAGTCTGAGCGGCATCATGTGCGACATGCCCAATATCGGCAAGACCTTCACGGCACGGCACTATGTAGCCAACCATGCGAATGTTGTCTATATAGACTGCTCACAGGTTAAGACCAAACTGAAGCTCATACGCAAGATAGCCGGTGAGTTTGGTGTTGACTCAAAAGGCAGATATGCCGATGTCTACGATGACCTTGTCTACTACTTGAAGTCGATACAAACTCCGATGATCATCTTGGATGAAGCCGGAGACTTACAATATGAAGCCTTCCTCGAGTTGAAGGCCCTATGGAATGCCACAGAACGCTGCTGCGCATGGTATATGATGGGAGCCGACGGGTTGAAGGAGAAGATAAATCGCTCGATAGAGTGTAAGAAAGTCGGATATACCGAGATGCTCAGCCGCTACGGCGACAGATTCAGCAGGGTGACACCTGATGATGGCAAGGAGCGAGAGCGGTTCCTGATGGAGCAGGCACGAGTGGTGGCGAAAGTCAATGCGCCTGAGGGTACGGACATAGCCACACTCGTCAGGAAAACTGCAGGAGGTTTGCGAAGGGTTTACACAGAAATTGAGAAACTGAAACGAGGCTAACGCATGGCACAACGAGCATACGGACCACGAGAAATCCTTAAAAAGACCTATAAAACGCTGCCGTGGACGGGCGTATGGACAGAGTGCTTCGGCACACCGACAATGAATGAGCTATGGTTCATCAGTGGAGCCAGCTCATCAGGCAAGAGTAGCTTTGTGATGCAGCTATCAAGAGAACTTTGTAACTATGGAACTGTACTCTATCTGAGTTATGAGGAAGGCGTAAGCCAGTCATTCAGGACGCGCATCGACCGCTTTAAGATGAGCGAAGTTCAAGGACGCTTCAGAGTAGTAACAAGCGATACCTACGAAGAAGTTATTGACAGACTGAAACGACCGCGCAGCCCGCACTTCGTGATAATCGACAGCTATCAGGTGTCAGGCTGGACATATCCTCAGATGAGCGAATTGATAGCGACGTTTCCGCGAAAGTCCTTCATCATCATCTCGCAAGAAGACAAAGGACGACCGATGGGAAAGCCGGCAGTCAAGCTCAAATATGATGCGGGCATTAAGATACGTGTCATAGGTTATCAGGCAGTATGCCAAGGACGCTTCATTCCCGAGCCGGGTACTGCATTTGATGTCTGGGATTCAGGAGTATTGAAAACTACAAATAACATTTAATATTAATATCATGAGCAGAAAGATTACAGAAATCGTACTTGATGCGGAGAATATCGCCGTAACAGGACAGGTCGACGGATTCTACTCCAAAGGGCACGTCTGCGGGTATTGCCACGGCAACGGCTGGATATGGGGTCGGAACAAGTACCGCGAAGAGCAGCAAGAAGAATGTCCTATCTGCGGAGGCAGTGGCGAGCTTGATGCGATAGTAACCGTCAAATGGTGTGCAGCACCAAGGCGCAGGTGTCCTTTAGACGCGAAGTAGTATGGCACAGGCGATACACAACTTCAGTCGGTTCTACCTACTGTTTAACGCAATCCCCTACACGGGAGACCGCGATGATCTAAAGCGAGAGTTGGTATTGCAATACACCAACAATCGCACCGACAGCCTCAAAGAGATGACGGCTAAAGAGTACATTGAATGTTGTAAGGGCATCGAAAGATTGAGCAATCGACGCGAGGTGCAGCGCAAGCTAAGGAGCTGCTGCTTGAAACTGATGCAGCAGATAGGCGTAGACACCAGCGATTGGGCGAGAATCAATAACTTCTGCGCTCATCCACGGATTGCAGGCAAGGAATTTGCCTTTATCAACAATGAAGAACTGCAAGCCTTGAGTGTTAAGCTACGAGCTATCAAACGTCAAGGCGGATTAAAGAAAAAAGAAGTTACACCGGCACCGCAAGAGACGAAGACGCAGACGTACTATGTAATCGGAGGCAGCGGTACAGCAAAAGCGAATTGATATGACAAAAGCGATGAAAGACATGCGTCAGTATCTCAATGAGCTGACCGCAGAAATGGAGAACGATGAATATGCGGCATTTATGCGCGAGTTAGCCGACTGGGCTGACGACCAAGCACAAGTTGCCGAATACGAATTGAGTGAAGACGATGAGTTTTAAACCCGAAAAGATAACAATATGGAAACAGAAAATGTAACAATGACCGCCGAAGAACGTGCGGAATTTGAAGCCTTCAAGGCAGAGCGCGAGAAGAAGAAAGCAGCTGAAGCTCGCAAGCAACAACGTGACGAATACTCCAAGATTGTAGACGATGAGATTGCAACAGCAATCCCGCAACTTCGCCAGCTGAGCGAAGATATCAAAGCCGTGAAGGATACAATCTTCAATAACTTCGACACAATCCTGAAGATGAAGTCAGAGGTTCTTGGCTTGAGCAAGGACGACCAGACCAGCCACCAGTTCACCAACAGTGAAGGCGACTTGCGCGTGATGCTCGGAGTGAATACCATAGACGGCTACCGCGATACAGCCGAGGATGGTATTACGATGGTTCGCCAATACCTTGAAGACCTCGCCAAAGACGACAAGACCAAGGCACTCGTGAGTGCGGTTCTGCGCTTGCTTGCCAAAGACCAGACAGGTTCAATCAAAGCCAGCCGCGTATTGCAGCTGCGCAAATTGGCGGAAGAGAGCGGCGATGAGATGTTCATCGAAGGTGTGCGCATCATCGAAGAGAGCTATCAGCCGACGACTACCAAGAGATTTGTCCGCGCAGCCTACCGCAACGACAAGGGAGCCTGGGTGAATATTCCACTAAGCATGACAGACGTTGAATGAAAAGAGAAATAGTAAAACCTGCGAAAATCGCCCTATGCCGCAGATGTCGCGGTAAGGGCGAGATAGCAGACCGATATACCGGCATCGGTAATACGGTTTGCCCACAATGTCAAGGCAGCGGCAGAGTAGTCGTCGCCTGCGAGATGAAAATCAATATCGAACCATACAAACCCTAACAATTGCCAATGAGGGCTAAACGGCGCGGCGTAAGCTACATAAAACGAGTGCACGACATTAATGAGATATATGACCGCTATGCCAAGGAAGGCGTGTCGAACCGCGAGATCTGGCGGCGGTACATATATCCCGTTTATGGGCTTAGTGAGCGAGGGTTCTACTACATACTCAGGGCCTCGCTCACGTCTCGCTATAATGAGAAGCTTGACAACTATCCAACACTATTTGACTAATGGCAGCGACAAATAAAGACATAGGAATCATCATAAAGCGCATCTTGAGAGATATACAGGTAGAGCTGGGCGATGAGTTTGACAAGAACTTCGAACGCCAGGCGTTTTTCTCTCAGGCATGGCAGCGCAGGAAAAGCCCGACAAGGCAAGGGGGAGCGACCTTGATAGATACCGGACAGCTCCGCAAGAGTGTTCGAAGCGAGGTCAAAGACAGTTCGATAGTCTTTCGAAGTGATTTGCCTTATGCCGAGATACATAATGAAGGCGGTGAGATAAAGGTCACGCCGAAGATGAAGAAGTATTTTTGGCATAGGTATTACGACTGCACAGGCTCGTTCGGCAGACGTAAGGACGGCAGCCTTCGCCGCGACAAGCGCAACAGTAGGTTGACAACGGAGGCGGAGTTCTGGAAGGCGTTGGCACTGATGCGAGTGGGCAGCGCGATAAAGATACCCAAGCGACAGTTCCTTGGCGTTGCACCCGAAGTCGAGGCGACAGTGCGAGAGATTATCGAAGATAATATAAGTGAATATTTGGATAATATAGATTTCAATATAAAATGAGAAAAGAGATATATAATGCGATAGTAAATACGCTGAAAGAGAAGCTTGGCGACAAGATACAGCACTTTGACTTGTGGAACAGCAATGTCGACTTCATCGAACAAGAAGACAACTGGGCACGTCCGGCGGTGTTCATTGAGTTCTTGCCTATCGAATGGAAGGCTATTGCGACAGGCATTGAATATCGCGCAGAGGTTACAAT